ACAAAGCTAAGAAAAAGAAATAAAGAAGATTTAAAAATATTAAACATAAAAAAAAATCCATTTAAAGATAAAATATGGAACAAGCTATCAGACAAAGAACAAAAAGACGAATTAATGAGAATAATAGATGATATTTATGGAAACAGGAGGGTATAAAATGAAAATATTAGAAACAGCACAATATGAGACAATAATATCTGCACCATTTGAAATAAAAGAGTTCTGTGATTATTTATTAGAATTGTCTAAAAACAACACAATTATTAGTATAAATACTAAAGATGTTTCAATTATAATAAAATATGAGAGGAAAAAATGAACAAGATAGAAAAGATAGTATATATGTTAATGTGTATAATGACTGTAGGAAGTGTTTGGTTAATTAGAATACTTATAACGTACGCAGTAGAAAAAGCAAACGAAACACATAAATAATATACACATTAACTATAAAATATAATAAAAACCAAATGTTACCTAAGGACTAAACTTATAAAATATAAGTTATTTATAAACAAAATGACAAAACAAACTAAACAAAACTTGACAAAAAGACCTTCTAAAAAAAGTAGACAGGCTATGTTTCTTGATTTGTACCTAGAAAATAGAGGTCATGTTGGACGTATTTGCAAACAGATAGGCATAGATAGGGCAACCTATTATCTATGGACAAAAGAGCCTAAATTTGCTGAGAAGCTAAATAACCTTATAGAATTTATTAACGATTCAGTTGAAGATAGAATATTACAAGAAATTGATAAAGGAGAAAAGGAGTTAATTAAATTATGGGCAAAAACCAAAATGAAACATAGAGGATTCGTTGAAAAGACAGAAATAGAACATAAAGGAGACCAAAGTCTTAATATTACTATAAACTTACCAGATGATTTAAAAAATGACACAGAAAAAAATGAGTAAAAGATTGGAATGTCCTAGTTGTGGAAAAAAATTTGAAACTAATAGACCATTTCAGAAATATTGTTGTAATAAATGTAGAGTTGAATATAATTATAAAAAAAATAAAAAGGAAGAAAAAGGATATTGTATTTGGTGTTATAAAAGATTTATAAAAAAAAGAAAAGACAAATTATATTGTAGTAAAAAATGTCGAACAAAAAAAGCAACTTTTTATTTAAGAAAAGAAAAGAAAAAATATAAATGTAAAATGTGTTCTAAAGTTTTTTTCCAAAGATTTAATAGAAACATATATTGTTCAACACAATGCCAAAAAAAAGCACACAAAAAAATATCAATGGAATATAATAAAAAACTTAGAAAAATATCTATTCATCATAAATTAAGACATAATATAAGTTCTAGAATACTTTTATCATTAAAAAAAGGAGAAACAAAATCAAAAAGAACTCTTGAGTTATTAGGTTGTAGTATAAGGGAATTAAAAAATCACTTAAAAGAACAATTTAAGCAAGGAATGACTTGGGAAAATTATGGAGAATGGGAAATGGACCATATAATTCCTTGTGCTTATTTTGATTTATCAAAAGAAAAAGACCAAGAACTGTGCTTTAATTTTAAAAATCTACAACCTTTATGGAAATGGGAAAATAACAAAAAAAATAGTTACTACAATGGAATTAAATATAAAACCAACAAAAAAACAGTATGAATGCTGGAAAAAGCTATTAGACAATATAACTAAGTATTTATTATTTGGCGGCGGAGCAGGTGGAGGAAAATCTTGGCTAGGATGCGAGTGGTTAGTTTATATGTGTTTAAGATATCCTCAAACTAAATATTTTATAGGTAGAAACGAGCTTAAAAGACTTATGGCATCTACATACATTACATTATTAAAAGTATGTAAAAACTTTAATATTTCACCAGATAAATATAAATTAAATGGACAATTTAATTATATACAGTTTTTTAATAATTCAAGAATAGATTTATTAGATGTAGCATATAAACCATCTGACCCATTATATGAGAGATTTGGTTCAACAGAATATACTTCTGGTTGGCTTGAAGAAGTTGGAGAGATACCATTTAGAGCGTATGATGTTCTTAAATCTAGAATTGGTAGACATTTAAATAAAGAATTAAATATTAAATCTAAAATATTTATGACTTGTAATCCTAAGAAAAATTGGGTATATAGAGAGTTTTTTATTCCAAATAGGGAAAACACATTATCGAAAGAATCTTGTTTTATTAAATCTTTATATAAAGACAATCCATATACTGCTAAAGAGTATGAGGAAAATCTTAAATCTATTAAAGATAAAGCATTAAGAGAAAGACTAATGAATGGTAATTGGGAATATGACGATGACCCTTCAACATTAATAGAATATGATGCTATTTTGGATATGTTTAAAGCTAATTATGTGTTTAGTACTGATGACGATTTTTTTATAAGTTGTGACGTTGCAAGGTTTGGTAAAGACAGAGCAATAATAATGTTATGGCAAGGATGGTATATTAAACGTATTTGGGACTTTGGTAAATGTAGCACAAAAGAGTTAAGACAAAAAATAGAAAGTGTAGAAAGGCAATATAAAGTTCCTAGAAGCCACATAGTGATAGATTCAGATGGTGTTGGTGGTGGTGTAGCGGATGAACTTGAAGGATGCAAGGCTTTTGTAAACGGGTCCGCAATGATAAAATCCGAATCAGAGAAATATGAAGAAAAGCGTAAAGAGTTTGAATATAATTTTGCAAATTTAAAATCTCAATGTGCATTTCATTTAGCAGAAAAGATAAATAAACGTAACGTAGGAGTATATGAAGATATTGCAACAGAAATTAAAAACGATATGATAGAAGAGCTGGAACAAATTAAACGTAAAGACATAGATAAAGATGAAATGAAAATAAGATTAATAGGCAAAGATGAAGTTAAAGACAACATAGGCAGAAGTCCAGACATTTCAGATAGTATGATTATGAGAAGCATATTTGATTTACTTAAACAAAAGAATTCAGTTGAGGTATTCGCTTTAGAATGGTAAACTGTAAAATGTGCGGAAAATGTTGCCATTATGAATATAACGGTAAACTAAAGAAATGTAAACATCTGGTTAAAATTAAAAACAGAACCCTATGTAGAATATATAAAAACAGAATCGGAACAGTTTTAGAAATTTTGCCAAACGGAGATAAAATTATTTGTCAAGAACGAATAAAAATTAAAAAACATTACAAAGGGTGTCCTTACAATGAAAGAATACGAATTTAAAAGCAAGAAAAAGAAAAAAAAGAAAAAAAAAGAAAAACAGATAAAATATGGCTAGAACAGAAATAATAGAGTTTTTGAAAAACAATGAAAGGGAATACACTTCAAAAGAAATATCTAAAATACTCAATATCCATTACAGATCGGTTGCAAGAGCTTTAAGTAAAATGTTATATACAAAAGAAATAGAAATCATAATTAGAATGAGAGAAGTTAACAACAAATCTAAATTTAACAACAAATCTATCAAATCATGCAGATTTTATAAATATAAGAGGGAATAATATGGAAGAACAAAAAAAAGAAAAAACAGAACAAAAACTAGAACAAAAAGACAAAAAAGATAAACAGTTAGAATATATAGAATCAGTATTTCTCGAACATCCAGAAGATGAAATGGAAATGTTTTTAGATGTGGCTACACGTACACAAAAGAGATACGTATATTTATATAAGAACGTGTTTCAAGCTAAAAGCAAAAGATTTCCAAACATGGGATGGGTAACACTATCACCAAAACTGTTTATGTCAAAACTTACTACTAAAGTCAATAACGGTACAGGACAAATAATTTGCGATTTATATGAACTTGACGAAAACAATAAAAACAAAAAATATAAAGCTAACAAAGTTGAGCAGATTGACGAATATGGTAACAAGAAAACCATAGAAGCAAGTGGAGAATATCCTTTAAGGTATAAATTTATTGAAACCATAGAAAACAATAAACCTATAAAAAGGGAAATAATAGATTTAAAAAATCATCAAAACAATATCCAAGAGAAAGCAGACAGAGGAGAAATCAAGTTTTAAGGAGACAAATAAAATGAAAGATGTAAAATTAGTACTCAGAGATAACCAAATTGAAGTAGTTGAACCAAAAAGATATTTAAGTAGCAAAGATGTAATCCAGTCAATTAAAAACTTTGAAAGAGATATTGAAAAACAAGGTTTTGATATTGAACAAATGGAAAACAGTATAAAGAACGCTAAAAACTTAAAAGAAGAAAACGAAAAATATCTTAAACAGATAAAAAAGCATGAAGAATGGGCTTTAAAGGACCAAGATAAACTTTTAAGAAACTTGGTTACTAAAGATATTATAGAAAAAACTAAAGAAGGGTTTAAGCTTGAAGATGATCTTAAATTTACAGAAGAAGAAAAAAAGAAGTTAAATTATTATAGATTTAAGCGACAAGTTTTTGCAAATCCTGAAATATCTGAAAAAGTGCATATTTCAGTAATAGAAAAGAAAGCTAACGAAAATGATTTAATTCCTAATCATTTTTAATTTTTTTTATAATAATGTATATAAATAATCATAATATATAAAGAACTATGAAAGAATCATATTCTGATATCCTTAAAAGTTGGAACATAAACAAAATAGATTCTAGTTCCTATAGTCTACCACAAATAAGTAACAATGATGTTGCCAGTTTTAACGGGTTTGACTATTCAAATATTAATGCTATGAGGGTAGGAAGTTATCCTAACTGGTTCTTTTCTGCAAGATGGGGACAACCTAGAAACATAAACTATTTACAAATTAGACAATTTGCTAGGTCTGGATGGGTTCAAACTGTAATTAAAGCTATAAAAGATAGTATAGTTGGAATGGATTGGGACATAGTTAACAGAGACAAAGACGATAAACGGACCTATAAACAGTTTAAAGATAAAGTTAAAATGTTTTTAGAAAAAATTAACGAAAACAACGAAGATATTGAAGATTTAGTATACATTATTATAAACGATTTATGTGAAATTGATGCAGGTACAATAAACAAGGTTTTCACTTTAGATTCTTATGAAACAAAAGTTATTGACATATACGACGATTGGGGAAAGTATTTAGGTAAAAGAGAACGTACAGTATTAAAACCGTTAGGTCAAAGAAAATTGTTATATTTGCAATTAGTGGACCCTGCAACATATTTAAAGAAAGTTGACATTTATAAAAACATTCAAGGATATTATCAGTACAGTTTTACTAATCCTATGGGCGCACCAAAATCTTTTCAACCAGAAGAAATAGCCTATATTATGAAAAATAAGCGTTCTGATAGTGTTTATGGATTTAGTCCAGTTGAAAGTATTCAACAAGTAATAGAACTATTAATCCAAAGTACTAGATGGAACAAAGACTATTTTAAAAATAATGCTATACCAGACGGGATGGTAGGGCTAATTGGTGCAAATAAGGATAGTATGAAACAGTTTAAAAACATGTGGGAAAAGGAAGCTAAAGCTAAAGCACATAAACTTTTATTTCATAATACCCAAGTAGATTTTCAAAGTTTTACTTCTACGGCAAAAGATATGGAATGGCTAGAAGGACAAAAATGGTATCATTGGTTAATCTTTGCAGTTTTCGGTATAAGTCCAGTTGAGGCAGGATTCTTTGAAGGAGTTAATCAAGGCAATCAAGAAGGACAAGAAAGAATTACCATTAAAAACGGTATAAAACCATATTACCATTTAATAGAAAAGGCATTAAACAAACTAATCATCCCAGAAATATTACAAACAGAATATCCTCCTGTAATTTTTGAATATCAACCTAAAGACGAAGTTTCTGAAAGACTTGAACATGAACAAGATATGGGTATGGTTGACAGAGACATAATGACAATAAACGAAATCAGAATTAAGAAAGGATTACCTCCTGTAGAATGGGGAGATCAACCTATGAGTATGTATTATATGCAACAATCTAATCAGGAAGAATCAGAAAACGATGATGCGACTTTAAATACAAACGAAGCAGCAGAACCCATACCCGATAATCCCAAGAAATTCATTAATCAGGAATATATTAAATCTTTTAGGGGGTTTATGAATGGTAGAACTTCAAAGACCTGCTAATGAAAACGAAGCTAACGAATTTATAATTGACGAAAATTCATATCAAGCAAAAGCACGTAGAAGAAATTTAGTAGATGAAAATGGCAATTATATAGATTCTGATAATCCTTTACCCGTAGAAATACCGCCATGTATTTGTGAAGAAAATAGTACAACAACACCGCTATTGGCAGACGCGACATTTACTGGCGAAGCAGTAATGACTAACG